TCACCAAAATCCATTTGAAACGGGTTACCGCAATATAATATGGTACCACGACCAAATCTTTTTTCGTGTCTAGTATGGAAATGACCAGATATTATAATTTCACCTTTTTGAAGAAGGTCCTTTACCTTTACCCCCTCTTCGCAAACCTTATAAGAGTTCATCTTAAAAGATTCAATTTCAAAATGACCAAATATAATATCGCTTTTAGGAATGTCTTTTGGGTTTGTGTTCCAGGGACAAAAGGTTATAGTCTTTTCGAAAGCTTCTATGGTATGAAAGGTGTCTAAAATAGTTACATTTTTGCGCTTTTTGAATACCGAGAGAGAATTTACATCAGTCCGGTGTTTATAGTAAATATCATGATTGCCTGTAATAACTATAACATTGAAGCATGATAATATGTCTAAAATATCTGCAGATGTTTGCAAAGTGTTAACAGATATTTCACTTCTATTATGATGCCAATCTCCGCAAAATATTATATCTTTAATATTCTTTTTTTTGCACTCGTCCTTAAACCACGTAGCCCATTCTATAGCATAGTTATGCCATTCGTTGCTATTTGAATGAACGCCAAGATGAAGATCAGAGAAGATTGCAACCCTAGGTTTATTGATTGTACATTTCATCTTCCTCATCTACAGGCTTTACGTAAACAACTCCACCTCCTGTAAATTCAGGATCGGACATATATTCATCGTAAACTTTTTCTCTGTAATTTGAGATAGCTTCGTGATGTTTCTTTTCTTTTTTGATTCTGTTGATAAATGCATTAAATGCAATGGTAGTAAAATAAGAAAACGGATTCGAATTACTTTCAAATTTGTATTTCTTATGTTTTAATGCTGCATACATCTTCACGAGAGCATCACCAATCATATCGTCTTTATACGTATAATTAATAAAGTTTGAGTTATAACTTAAACCGTATGCAATTTTTTTAATATTTTCAGCTAGATCATCCGTCAATATATCTGAATTGTAATATTTCTTTAACGACTCTTTAAAGACCTTAGGTTCTATATAATATTCTGTCTTCTTTTTTGACTTTTTTTTCTTAGCCATTGTTATAATTATAAACTATTTTAAATGTTATTCAACTAAGGTTTTTTCAACATACTTTATTTTTTCAGCCTCGTATATCTCTTTACGTTTATCACTGTGACGTATACCATACCTTAGTCTATCACATATATCAAAAATAACTAGCTTGTCCTTTGTATTATGTTTTCTTAATCCCCTGCCAATAGACTGGACTGTCCGGACAAACGACTTACCACCGGCAGCGAAAACAATATTATGTATATTTTTAATATTAATTCCTGTAGAGAAAATGGCGCTAATGGCTATGCAAATAACGTTGCTGTCTTTCTCCATAATTTCTTTAATCTTTTCTCTTTCGTCTACTTCAACCTTTCCTCTAATAAAATATACCTGTTTAGTTGTTAGGGTATCTAGGTATACTTTTAGTAATTCTCCGTGTTTAATATGGTTAACCAAAATTAGCGTATTGTTATCTAGCTTACCGCATAGTTTTGCCAAAAAATGGTTTCTTCTATCACTTTCGTATATAAAATCCAGCTCTGCTCTGTATCCGGCTGGGCCATTATATATGGGATGTTGTCTATACTCTAAATTAACTATTTTAACCAATACGTTTGCAAGGTAGTCTTCTAATCTTAGCTCGTAACTAGATTTTTCATATATAACTGGGCCGAACTTACCAATTATGGACCATTTATCTAGCTGATTCTCTGGAAGAGTGCCAGTGAAGCCGTATTTGTTATGTGTTTTTATTTTTGAAATGATTTTGCTAATCTTATTTGAAGCTTTAACCTTATGACATTCATCCACAATAAGTAAGTCCACATATTTTATCCAGTCGTTCTCTTTAAACCGGCTTTGAACTATACCTATATTACATATTACCACATTAGCTGTTAAATCTGGCTTAGTTTTACCAGTCCACTTGGTTAATTTAAAGGTTGTACCGCAATTTAAAAACTCATCGTATGTTTGTGAAACTAGTCCCAAGTCCGGTACTAATACAACACATTTAAAAGTATCTTTATCAGCACAGCTTTGAAAGTAATTTTCAATAAGAGCAGCGGTAGTAAACGTCTTACCAGCTCCTGTACCTAATACGCATGTACCTCTACCCAGTTTAAGCGCTTTCTTAATAACATCTTCTTGATACTCTCTTAAATCAAGTGCAAAGTCTCTATATAGATTGACTTGGTTTCCTTTTCCTACTGTTAGTTCCTTTTGTAATTCATCGGTTACTGTTATATCTACTTTCTCTTTAAGAAGGTATTGCTTTATCTCCCAAAACAGCCCTAAATCACATACACCGGTGTGGGTTATTGCATATTTTCTTCGTGGTACAAATTTTGAATACCTTCTTGCGAACCTAGCATCTGTATTTTCTACAGAAAAATGCTCTCTTAATTTCTCAAAGATAGCACCTTCAGAACAGGTAGTTTTAAGCTTTCCACTAACACGTATATAACTAAACTCTATCATAGTTGTTCCATTTTTTGTATGTCAACTATATTTTTAATTTCATATCCCATAGAATTCATAATCCTTTCGACCTTTTCAAGATATTCAATAATTACGTCCTGTTCTTCTATAGCTGTATTAAGTTCTTTTAGACTTTCATGATTTTCAGCAGCTATTTCAGCTGCAGTTACATTAATTCTTACTGGGGATTCCTGTATAACCTGTTTTATAACTTTTTTCTTAAGTGCCTTTTTCTTGCTTATTAATTTATTTCTTTCTATTTTAGCTTCAATAAGTCTAGCTACCCAATAATGCTTACGCGCCGGTAGTCTTAGTTGTGCTTCTTTTAGGTTAAAGTCATCTAAAACCAGATCTTTGCCGATTTCATCAATATATCTCTTTAGCAATTCCACCCTATTATTATAAATATAGATAGCATGAATTCTACATGTAAATTTGCAAAATATTTCTATAAGCATCTTAATGAGGATAATGCAGGTGGTGCGCTTGGAGGTGGTGCAGGGTTTAGTCCTGAAGCGGGTCAAATAGATTCTTCTGATTGGTATGCTAAGGGTGATGCGAGAGTGCCTAAAGTGTTGGGTAAAAAGAAAAAGGTTCAGCGCCGGACGTTCCCGGGACCAGTGGAGAGTGAAGAGAGAAGAAAGAAGAAGAAAAAGAAGAAGAACTGGATGAAGGGCGCTGTTAAGAAGCCGGGCGCTTTGAATGCTGCCGCTGAACGCGAAGGGAAGAGTAAAACTGAATATTGCGCAAAGCCGCCTTCAAAGAAGGCTAAAAAACGGTGTACTCTTTGGAGAACATTTAACAAGCATAGGCCTAAGGACTAGTGAGTGATTTAGGGCATTGGGAGGGGGTCTTGGAAGAAAGTGCAGACTTACCTTATGGTTTTATTTATAAGATAACAAATCTTACTAATGATAGGAAGTATATTGGTAAAAAGCAGTGTAAATCCATTAGAAAGCGGCCACCTCTAAAGGGAAAAAAGAATAAACGACGGCATGAAGTAGAAACTGACTGGAAAAGCTACACTTCTTCGTCAAATCAGCTTAATAAGGATTTAGAAGTAATTGGTAAGGATAATTTTAAGTTTGAAATCCTAAGATGGTGCGATTCTAAGTGGGAGTTGAGTTATTACGAGGCTAGATTACAATTTAAAGAGGAAGTATTGTTAAGAGATGACTACTATAATGGAATCATCAACCTTAGAATCGGTAAACGACGAAAGTAGTCACATTTATATACCGAAGATTCATAAAACTATAATAAATCTCGGTTACTTCTTAGCTAGGTCCTTTAATGAGTATGCTTTTCATCTCGTTGAGAATAATTTAGAACTAAATCGTCATGAGAAGAACAAGCTCGGTATTCATTTTATTTTAAATCAGGTAATTCAAGCTGTTAATATAGATAGAGAGCATAAAAAACTGTTTTACTACAAAACAGATGAGAAAGTCATTGAGTATCAACTTGTAAAGCGTATCTTTAACACATTACCCAGTGTAATTAAGTATGGTAAAGTTGGATTTAGAGAGTTTATTGAAGAGCAAGACTATGAAGCGTGGAAGAGCCCCACAGAGGC